ATCCAACTACCTGAACAATCTCGTCATCTGGAAGCGGTGACGGCAGCGAATCGTTCCACTTGGCAACGAGCTCCAGCACATCGCTGATCGCCAAACGCTCGCCATCGTCACCCAGGAGTGCGATCAAGTGTCCAGCCAACCTGAATGCTGCGTTGTTCCTGCCACCTTCTGCCGGCCGTTCGCAATGCTCGACGTACTGTTCAGCACGCTTCTTGAGATCGCTGTTGCGTGTTTGAAGCGACAGAGCCACATAGTCGACCGTCTTTTTTGCGTCTGCTTTAAGGTGCTTTTCGCAGATCCAGTCGACCGCTTGCTGGCCATCCCCGATTTTATCGAAGGACTTGATTTGCTCCCCAGTCACCGCGAACCATCGGTTCTTGTCGTAGCACTCGACGCCTACGTTGTGATTTGCACATCTGGCCCATTCTGGCTTGCGAGCTCGAGTCCAGAACTTGATTCCGGTTCCGCTCGGAGATATTTCGGCGTAGGACACGCCAGCCATCTTGGCGATGATCTCAACCGCGATCTCGTTGTATTTCCCGTTTTCGTCGATGCAATCATCGATGTCGATGCCACACAGACCGTCGGAACCAGTGAACACAAATCCAATTCGCTCAAAATCCTGCACATCTTCAAACGGCAGCTGCTGGCTCGAGTCAGTCCACCTGCAATTGGGTAGCTTGTTTCCGCTCTCGAGTCTCCAGGTGATCCATTGAGGCCGAGACGTCAAATCCGTGGGTAACACCATTAGAATGGCACCTCATCATTCGATTGGTTTTCGTGCTCTTCCACCGTCAATCCGACTGGAAACTCGTCAATTTCTCGATCCAGTACCTTCCAGAATCGGCCTTCACGCCTGGCGGTCACCGTCCTGGGGATCGCGACCCATTGCCGATTAAATAGGTCGATCGCTTCGTCGATCCCTGATGGACATTCGACTGACGAATGGATCGACCACCAATCCTCGGCCTTGCGACGTGCAAACCCACCATGCTCAATGCAAACCCACTCGCTGAGCCCGAATGGCATGTTGGCTTCCTCGAGCGCGTAGGTGACTCTCAGGCTTGGAATCTTGCCATCCTTTTCATGCCTGCTGTAGGTCGCACCAGCAACCGTAAACGTCTCTGGCTCAGTCAGCGACAGGATCTCCGTTTCGGTGTCTGCCTTCTGATCGTGATTCGGTGCTCGCTCGAGAAACTCGAATCCGCATTCGCACAGGCGATCCTTCTTAGGAATAAACGATTCGCAGTTTGGACAAATCTTGTCCGTCTCTGCAGATCCTCCACCCTTGCGACTTCTCGGCCGGCCGTAGTCGATCGCGTCAATCGGTCCATGTCGCTCAATGTTGGAACCAAAATCGAGCACCAGGCAATCACTCTTTGATGGATGCGTTCTCAAACCTCGGCCGACGATCTGAGCAAACAACCCTGGTGATGCGGTCGCTCTCAGAATGCAGATCGCGTCAACGCACTGAGCGTCAAACCCAGTCGTCAAAACATCGACATTGACCAGCCAGCGAATCTTCATTGCCCGAAAGTCGTTCAGGATCGCAGCTCTCTCGAGCGGCAGCGTGTCGCCCTCGACCATTGCGACCGTCTCACCCGTCATGGTTTCGATCGCATTAACCACGCTCAAAGCGTGTTTAACTGTCGTACAAAACACCATGATCGAATGCCGATCAGATGTCTTTGCAACCATTTCCTGGACTGCCTCGGTCACCTGAGCACCACCGAACAGCGTCTCGAGTTCCTTTGCCACAAACTCGCCATAGCGAACATGCAAACCCGACGTATCGAAAACCGTCTCGTTTGGCTTGTTCGTGACGGAGCATAGAAAGCCTTCCTCAATCAGCCGCTTGACCGATGCCTCGTAGCAGATCCTGTGGAACACACCGTCCGGTCGGCACAGGGATCCCTCACCAGTCCGGAACGGTGTCGCTGTCAATCCGACGACTCGCACATCAGGGTTAATCGTTCGCATGTCCGATAAAAACGTCGAGTACATCCCTTCGCCATCGGTTGGAACCAAATGCACCTCGTCGATAATGACCAGGTGCCTTCGATCAAATTGACACGCCTTCGAGTAAACCGACTGAATACCACAAAGGACTACATCCATCTCCGTCGAGAAACGTCTCAGCCCTGCCGAGTATTCGCCGATCGGAATATCCACCAACGCGCGTACCTTTTCAGCGTTCTGCTGGATCAGTTCCTTGCGGTGCTGCAGGATCAGCACTCGACCGGAATAGTCCTTGACGGCTCGCCGCACGAGCTCGGCGATCACTAGACTCTTTCCGGATCCCGTCGGCAAACAGATCACCGGATTGCCGGCCTGGTTACATAGGAACTCGTAGGCCGCGTCGACCGCTTCTTTTTGATACCATCGCAGATCCATTGGCGTCCGTGCCTAAAAGGCACCTCCTTGAGTTTTTATTTACTTGCGGTAGCTGACAACTCACCGAACTTTCGCATCGCTTCAACATACTCAGGATGCTGCAACGCCGAATCTGACTCGCGGATTAGCTTTCGGCTTTCACCTAACACCATTGAATTGAATGCGGAAAACATCAAATTCATATATCGATTCGGCTCCATCTTGCGATCTGCCATAACCTGTTCGCGAAATACATTCGCAGGATGATTAGACAGTTCGTCTTGCTCTTTTGCCAAAACTTTCATAAACGTGTCGGCATCTTCCACAGAACGATGCGAAGCGATGTAGTAAAATGCAATCGTTACCGAAGGCGGGTAAACTTTTTTCAATGCGGTTGAATTGGCAACACGCGCGACGCACTTGAAAAACAAGTCCGGCATCTGCTGACAAATAGATAAACACGCTGCATCCGTAATCGAACTTGCTCCATCACATCGCAAAGACTTAAATCCGCAATACCGACGTAACGCACGAATGGAACCTGCCATTGCGGTCGTATTGCTGTATCCATGTTTCTTCAAATACAAAGACAAATTTCGCATTTTTCCTTTGTCTTGATTTGGATCGTCTATCAATTCCTTTGGGCAATTTCTCAACACAAATGTCCAAAATCCAACCCCAGATTGCACGCATGCAGTCAATCGAGTTTGGCCGTCAATCAGACGACCATCTTCTGCAAAAGCAATCGTGGCAGTTGTGATTGTAAACAGACCTTTTGCCATATCACTTTCATATCTCGATGTTGTCGAATCAGAACGATTTCGATAATTGCTGGTGTTTTTCTCCAGCATTTCTAACGCTGTATCCGGTGCAATAAATTCAAACGAAAACTGCACCCTCTTGCAGCGATCAAGCAAGTCAAGCTTCATCACATCCTCCTCCTAATAACAAACAATCAACCTTCACTAATCGATCGGTCAGGATTCGAACCTGTTCATCCCTCATTGATCCGATCAACGCCATAACTTGGAGGCGAGCAAACCTAGTTCTGCCAAGGTGCCTTTGCCGGCCCAGCAGCAACATACTGAGCAGAGTTGTCGGCCGTCACCATCGATGGCGAACTGACCGGACCAGCGGATCGCGGCTTGTAGCCTTTGATCTCGTTTCGGAGTTCGTCATTCTCTCCACGCTTTTTTACGGCAACCGTAATCCGCATCGTCTTGTTGTGCAGCTCGGACGAATCGGCCGGTGTCATGACTCCCACAGCGCGACAGATCGCGGAGAGAGTTCCTTCGGCGATCTGAACTGTGGTCTTATTAGCGTTCTTCAGGTTCAAAAACTCAGTCAATGGCTTGTTCTTAAACTCACCGTTGACGATCTGAAACGTCAGCTTCAAGTAAGAACCGTTACCGTCCTTTGTCGCCATCATCTCTGACGCGACAATGCACGCTTCATACTCGCCCGGCGGAAGCGGTTGATACGCCGCTCGTGGCTCAACTGTCCGTGCATCAAATCCTTGTAAATTTCCCATGTTGAAAAACCTCTCACAAATCAAAAACTAAAAAGGGGCATCGGCGACAAGTGCCTCAACTGCCGCATCACTCTCTACGCTTCGCTTCTTGCTGGATCCATCGACCACGACGCCAGCAATATTTCCAGCCGGCTTTGCCGTTGCTGGTTCTGTGTTCTTCGTGCTGCCAGTAAACTTGACTGGAGGCATGTATGGCTTGAGAGCCTCATAGGTCGGCTGCAGCTCGTCCGGAAGACCCAAACGATTCTTTGCCTCGTAGGCGGCGGACTTAGTTGTCGCCATGTAACGTTCCTTGCCACCGACGGCCACAGCCCTCTTGGCTCCAAAGCCTTCGTCCTTGGTCAAGGTGCTCGTCCTGTACCGCAGGAAAAACACCTCGTCCATCCATTCCGTGACACAACCACTCGCCTTGAGGTGCAGCGACGGCCGCCAGTAGTTGTACGAGTCACCTTCTGGATTCGTGAACTTCTCGATCGACTCATGGCAGGTAAACACGATGTGTCGTCCCTGTTGCCACAGATACCCAAAACCTTCAAACAAATGCTTCCATCGCAACTCTACGGATTGGTAACCCTTGCCAAATCCAATGTCATCGATTGTTTTTTTGCCGGCTTCCTTTGCCACATCATCAAAGATCAGCTTTTCCAGCCAATCGATTGTGTCGACGACGATCGTCTCGTACTGGCTGTTGGCGAGCTCAATCAAGCAACCCGTAAACTCCGTGACTGACTTGATAACATCGCTCGAGTCAACATCGAGATCCCCGATGCCGTCCTCCAAATTTAGAAAGATCGGTCTTGGAAACGCAGCTGCGAGGCTCGACTTTCCAATCCCATTCTCACCGTAAATCAAAACACGCCTGGCTCGAGGAACTCTCCCCCTAGTAATCTTCATCTAACCCTCCAAAAACTAACCAACACACCACAACAAACCCATCACCGTCACAAAGACGACAACAACTAACAACACTTCAAATACGGGCCATTCGTCCCAATCAATTTCTTTGTCCATAATCAACTCCTCCAGAATCAGCGACGGGATTTGAACCCGCTACTCGGCATCGCCCCCTGCCGTGTGTTTCCTGGATTACACCACGCTGATTTCCATTCCCGCTCTATCACAAGGATTTAATGAGCGGAAACCTTTTATAGACATCCTTCTCGCATCGAACCGATCGCTCCTTATTCAATGCTCTTAACACCACCACCAACGCTGTCTCTGTTGCGGTAAGGTGCACTCTCGATGTCGCAATCGACTCCGCAAGCTCCATTGCTTCTTTCTCGCTCATCGCTTACCTCCTAAGCAAAACAAAAAACGCACAAACTCACAAAGCACTTGCCATCTGTTCTCACGATCGCGTCGATTCATCGCGGCGGCGATCACGTAGATCCGCTCCGGATGCAGACGAAACGCCTGCGTCTCAGTCACCAGCCAATACACCTGGTCACACGTGTCGTGATTCCAGATCCAATACAAACCACAACGCATCCACGCGGGACGGACGTTGAGCAAGTTCAGCTTCAGGAACTCCGCTTCGATCCAATAAAAGTCGATGTGATCAAGATTGATGGTTCCCTTCCCGCCGCAGTAGCAACAATCGTCGGCCAGTTGCCCGCGACGCTCGCACCACTCGCAATCGATTGACTCAATCACGTCATCAATAAAGCGTTCGATGCAGCGATCAATTGCTTGTTCGGTTGTCATGGTCGGATTCCTTTCCGTGTTTGATGGCTGCGTAGACTTCCTCTCTGTGAACAGGAATGTCTCTGGGTGCGGTGATGCCAAGCCTCAGCTTGCCGCCGGAAAAGAAGACGACCTGAATGATGATGTCGTCGCCAATGCGAATCGATTCGCCAACGTCCCGTGCAAGTACCAGCATGGGTAATTCCTTTCGGTGCATCCATTGCCAAAAACTAGGCAGGCACCACTAAGAGTTGATTGCTAACCGTGTGACGCTTGCAGTTCAGTGCTCGCGTTCACACGTCCTGTCGTTCAGGTGTGCAAGAGATTATCGGACTGCAAAATGCTTTGCAATAGGTCTAGTCGTCTTTTTTTCCAAAATTTGGATTGCCACTACCTCGCTTCCAGGTCGACTCGATCTTTTTTACCTGCTTTTCCGTTAGCAAAAGCGAGTTCCCGTACTTGAGTTCAAATCCTAAGATTTTTGCCCAACGAGAGACCGTCGCAGTCGAACAACCTATCTTTTTTGCCGCTTCTGTTGCTGTAACCATGCCTTTCATAGTACCTCCTTGCAATCTGCTTTGCAATTGACTAGTGTAAAAAACTCAGGCAAAGGAGGACGGTTCGGCGAAGCTAAACCGATTCTTCATCCCTGAAGGCTGGCAGATTGCCGCCGGAATTGAGTGCCTAAATTATTTCCTATTTTGTAGGATTGTTGTATTGACAACAACCATCCAGCCGATACAATTTAGGCATGCAAGCAACGAGTGGTCGCTGCAAACCAAAGACTCGTCGACAGAGTAAGTCGAACATCCCGAAAGGTGAATCATGATTTCTAACGATCTAATTAACCAAGCTGAAAACCATCTCCGCCGAAAACATTCGGCAG